TGCCTATTTCCAACTAGGTGGCAGTACATACGTCAATCTACTGCCTGACATCATTCCTGTTCTTGATGAAATGGGTTATGATTTTGAACTTGATGATCAACGAGAGTATCGTAGAGATTTTGAGTTCGAACGAGTCAATGAAAACACATTTGCGGAATTGACATGGCCTCGCGGACACCCGCAAGCCGGACAACCAATACTGCTGCGCGACTATCAAGTTAGTATTATCAATGATTTTTTAACCAATCCGCAGTGTTTGCAAGAAGTAGCCACAGGTGCAGGTAAAACTATCATGACCGCGGCTCTGAGTTATTCTGTGTCATCGTATGGGCGCAGCATTATTATTGTGCCCAACAAAAGCCTGGTTACACAAACTGAAAAAGACTATGTAAATCTTGGACTAGACGTTGGCGTGTACTTTGGAGACCGTAAAGAATTTGGACGTCAACACACTATCTGTACATGGCAAAGTCTCAATGTGCTGTTTAAAAATACCAAGAACTCTGTAGGCGATGTTACTATACAAGAATTTATTGAAGATGTTGTGTGCGTTATTGTGGACGAAGTACACATGGCCAAAGCAGACGCACTGAAAACTCTGCTCACAGGTGTTATGAGTCGCATACCCATACGCTGGGGACTCACAGGCACCATTCCCAAGGAACAGTTTGAAAGTCAAGCACTAAAAGTCAGTATTGGTCCTATTGTGAGTCACTTGGCTGCTGCTGAACTACAAGAACGTGGTGTGCTGGCACAGTGTCATGTTAACATTGTGCAATTAGTTGATCATGTTGAGTACAACAATTATCAAAGCGAATTAAAATATTTGCTAGAAGAATCAGGAAGATTGAATGCTATTGCCAACTTGGTTGCACAGATCAAACAAACTGGCAACACTCTTATTCTTGTTGATCGCATCGCAGCAGGGCAGGAACTGGTAAATAGATTGCCCAATGCAGTTTTTATTTCAGGGTCCACCAAAGCCGGGGACAGACAGGAACATTATGACGAAGTGGCAGAGGCAACAGACAAAATCATCGTCGCTACCTACGGCGTTGCTGCTGTTGGTATCAATATTCCCCGCATTTTTAATCTTGTTTTACTTGAGCCTGGTAAATCTTTTGTACGAGTTATACAAAGCATTGGGCGGGGAATACGTCGAGCAGAGGACAAAGACTTTGTACAGATCTGGGACATCACGTCCACCTGCAAGTTCGCCAAACGACATCTAACCAAGCGCAAGGCCTACTATAAGGATGCTCGCTATCCTTTCACACACGAAAAACACGAATGGATGACAATAAAATGACAATTCAAGTTAAAGACTTCGCCATCGGTTCAGGGCAACCTTTGTGTGTAATTGCTGGACCCTGTCAAATTCAAAGCCTGGATCATGCACTAATGATGGCCACAGCTTTGAAAAAACTCTGTGGAGAACTTGGAGTAAACTTTATATACAAGAGCAGTTTTGACAAAGCCAATCGCACAAGTATTACAACTCAGCGCGGAGTTGGTATAACTGAAGGATGTGAAATACTGTATGAAGTACAATCACAACTCAAGGTTCCTGTACTAACAGATATACATCTTCCTAGTCATGCTGACCGTTGTCAGTTCTGGGGTATTGACATGATACAGATACCTGCATTTCTATCCAGGCAAACCGACTTGCTGATAGCCGCAGGTGAATCGGGTGCTGCGGTTAATATCAAAAAAGGCCAGTTTATGGCACCAAATGATATTAGCCGGGCAGCAGAAAAAGTTGAGAGCACTGGTAACAAAAGAATATTACTTTGCGAGCGAGGAGTTACACATGGATACAATAATCTTGTGGTTGACATGCGCAGTCTACCTATCATGGCACGCACTGGCTATCCCGTGGTATTTGACTGCACACATAGTGTTCAACAACCAGGAGGACTGGGAACGAGTTCTGGCGGGGATCGCGGGATGGTACCCTACCTCGCCCGAGCAGCAGTGGCCACGGGATCAGTAAATGCAGTGTTTATTGAAACACATGAAGATCCAGATTCAGCCCCTAGTGATGGACCAAACATGATTCCATTGAACAAGATGTATGAGTTGATTGCACAACTCAAACAATTACACAGGTTGGTTGCAGAGTATGACAAAGATATAGTATAATAGAGTTATGAAAATACTAACCCTTGACAATCATTCATATGATTTAAACACACTGCCCGAACAGGTAGACGATTTAAGATTTGCTATACTAGACAACAGCAATCCCAGCGATCCTGATTATCACTACATTCCCTTGATCTTTTTGGAAAGTTTCAACAGTCCTTCACTGGTACTGCGCATTGGTGATCACAAGATCAAGATGCCTGTGGATTGGCAAGTGCTCATAGGAGAAAAAGACCTTGGGGATCTAGAAGTGTTACCGCTGACTTCTATTAATGATCGCGGATTTAATGTGTTTGAATTCAATCCATTAACCAGTTTTAGGCCAAGCTTTCCTTCAATTGAAATCATTGACGTGTATCATGATGTCAATTGGTACTCCCCTAAACTAAAAAATGGACAGCTCTTGGCAGTTCCACTCAATGATGATCCAAAACCTCCCTGTGTTTATTTTGTCAAAGACATTTCACGCAACTGCGAAATAGTAGACTATCGTCGAGCATGGTAGCACGTTGTCACTGGCCTAGACTACCAATTAACTTTGATAACAGCAGTGTGGTGTTTGTTTTGTATCCCTGGGGAGCCGGTGGTAAATTTGTAATAAACAGTTTAACAGTTAGTTCCGGCGCAGTGTTGCAAGACGACGGTCTTGCTCAACAGCAGCTCTATCAAGAGCTTACATCAAAACAAAAACAACAGATGGTGTTACAACGGCTTGCACAAGAAACAGGCCGTTGGCGGGATCTACAATTCAGTATAGATGCACTGACCGGCATCAATGAACGATACTATATTAATGAGCCGGCCAGCACTGCACAGTATTGGCCTTGGAATAATGTTATCAACGAGTTGTGTTGCTCAGGCATTAAATGGTTTATTGATATACACGATGCAGGACATTTGCAAGCCGCACTTGCAGTATGGCCAAATGCCAAAATAATTAGATTTTCAAACACAGAAAATTTCCTCAAGTGGCGCAGGGTTAATTACAGTCAAGCAGCATTGCAGCAATGGTGGCACACTGTACGTGACCATAACTGGCCAGAACAAGCTCCGAGTGATTGGCAGGAGTTCTGTCAGCTGCCTTTAGATATTCAACAAGAACTAATTTTGGTGCGGCATGGAGACATATTCAAATATATTCAGCATCCAGCAGCAGAACAGTTCTGCAAGCAAGCACGCAAGCAAAGAGAAGATCAGGTTTGTTCAGGATTTGAAGTTTTTGAATTTGACGGCAACACATTGTTAGACACCAATCAATATCTTGAATCGATTGAAAAATGCTATGCCTGGAATGATCTAACTGATTTTGACAAAACCTTTATTGAATGTTATCATAAACAATGGCTAGAAAAAATACAGCAAGTTCCGATTTAAAACCACGTGCCCCAACAAGTGACAAGCTCACTATTGGCAACGAGATGCGATGTTTTGATCTTAAAGATCGATCTTTCTATGATAGTTTAAACGACGAAGAACGCAAAAAGTTTTCACCATATCTAATGATACGTTGGGGTAGTGCTGTTGAAAGCACACCTGACATGCAAAAATTCTACGTGATTGCTACTAATGAACGATTGAATAAACATTTTTTTGCTGTAAATCGCCATCCTAAACTGCAATGGCTCATGGCTACATCTGTGAGTCCCGGATACGGAGTACTACGTCACAATTGGATAGCCCCCAAGAAAAAAGAAGGTAGCAACAGTGCCCGCAAAAAATTTCTTGCTGAAATTTACCCGCAATTTAAAATGTCAGATATTGAAACTTTGTCAGCAGTGATGACTGATCAAGAATATGCACAACTTCAACGAGACCACGGAGTAGAAAAGTGAGCACAGACACAGCAGCGTTTACCTGCTCGTTCTGTGACAAGACATTTCGTAGAGAAAGTAGTCTTGAAGTACATCTATGTGAATCCAAGCGACGCTGGCGCGAGCGTGATGAGCGTGGAGTACAACTGGGCCTCATGGCTTATCTAAAATTCTATGAATATCATCAAGGTAGTTCCAAGCTCAAAGGATTTGAAGATTTTGCAGTGAGCAATTACTATCGTGCGTTTGTCAAGTTTGGACGTTATTGTGTTGATACAAGAGTAATTAATCCTTTGTTGTTCATGGAATGGTTGTTGAAAAACAATCGACGAATTGATTATTGGTGTCGTGATAGCTATTATGGAGAGTGGTTGAATGAATATATCCGTATTGAATCAGTGCAGGATGCTTTGGAACGAGCACTCCGAGAAATGCAAGACTATACTGATGGAAATAGTGGCCTGGCTATTTTTAGCCACTATTTTAGGTACGGTAATACTAATAGGATCTGTCATCATATTACCACTGGTCGTGTTAGTCCTTGGGTTATCTATAACTGTGGCAGTGG